GGGATATATTATTCTTAGAAATTTCTCTCATTAATTATCTAATATAATTATCTTTTTTCCCTTGTGAAAACCCTTCTCTGGTGTTTATGTCTTTGATAGGGTTATAGTCTAACACATAACTATAATCCACCTTATCTAATTTCCTTACTATGTCAGAGGTGTAGCCATTACAGAAACTCTTGAATTTGTCAACTTGATCTTGATCTACGTAGAGGTGTGATGCGAAAAATCTATGGTACAAGCCATAGAACAAGTTATCAACGGTTTTTGAGTGGAACTCATAGTTTACATTAGAGTTCGTCCACCCAGTGACCACATTCTTGCAAGAGTACTGAGGATCCTACAACTAACCATTATTTATGCAACTCCCGATATTTTATTTGTAATACTGCTGTAGTCTAGGTAAAGACCTGGTATGGTACTCCTTATATTATTCGCTGAAAGGAAGATGAGTGGGTAAGTCTTTGATGGATTTCCAAGGTTTGTTGACAAAATAACCTTATAACTCTACTGTGTTATCATTCTTCACTAACTTATTCACCGTCTTGTTGTTAGGTACTTAATTTTCTAACATCACCATCTGTTAGTTAATCTTGCTCATGTTGAAGAAATTTTGCAGATCATACTTATCATTCATCTGCTCAACATTTTAACTGTATCCATTCACTAGCATGTTGACGTTCTATAGCTATAAGTCTCTCTTCTATCCCATGCCTAAATGTCTTTTAACGATGTCCATGTAAGACTCCAAAGGTTAATGAGAGAACTCCAATTTTCTTGTATTTGAGATGACTTTTAAAGTGAGAACATCAGAACCTAAAGCATCTCTGAAATGTTCATCCTACCAACAGTCTCCGTAGAATTAGTACACTCTACTGCTATCTCGAGTATAAGATTCATAGGTGTTACGGAATAGAGTCTAATTTTGTTGTCCTACTTGATCAATGTAGTTCTTAAAGAACGTACCTTATACATTGTACAAGTGTCCATGGGTAGGAGTTGCAGGCATTTGAGCGAAAGGTCTTTATTTACCTTGTATATTTTAGGTAGCTTAGAAATAATTAATCCATCCCAAAGGAATTATTCTATTAACTGCTTATTAATCTTTCAAATAAACATTCTAATGTTGGTAGACTCTTCCACTACTCCTGCAGTTCATCATTATTTGCTACTTTTCGTTAATTGTGTAGCAACCTTCTCTACCTGGCAAGTTGTATTTTCCAGGTATAGGATAGAAGTCGATTCCTGAAACCTATAAGAATACATTAGTTCCTACAATATTAAAGTCCAGATCTTGCAGGTAATAATGCACGTCATTAACTAATATGTGGATGCTTTGATAGCAACCGCTCCTTATATCGAAATGAAGGTTTCCAAAGTGTAACCTTAGGTACTTTTCTTGGAGGAATGCGTCTAAGAATTGAGTTACACCAGTGAGAGGATGCTTCTGTAAAGGTTTTAATCTGGGTTGTTCGATCCTATCTAACTCGTATTGTTGCTCATTATTTTGGTGATAGGTATTGTCGTACTGGTCTAGGTTAGGTCGAACTGGTATGTAGTCTACTAATGGCAGCAACTAGTGAGTTCTAGCGTATTTTGCTCCTAAATCTATTACTAATGTCATACCTTTACTGGACTCTATTTATTGCAAACTTTGCAACTGCATCAGATCACTGCAGTATCTCATAAAATTATGTCCTCCGTTGAAAGTCTTTTGGTTCTTTATCGTTTCTAAGGGTCCTGCTAAACCCAATGTCTATAGGTACTGAATCTACTTACCTGGTAACACTCCTCTTGGATTGCATCTTAATACCTAACCATCTCTATGCAGACCTTTAGACTCATTTTGCTCTTGTTTTTGCTGTATAGGCATCAATTCGGGGTGATACAGATCGTACAACAAAGGCTTAGTCAATCCGATGCAATCACAACCAGGGAAAGTGCCTATACTGGAATGGTAAGAATAGTTGTCCATTCTCTTTTCTTTGTAGTGCTGTATCAGATCAGACAATAACCCATTTACCAGAAACTCTTTGGTGTTGCATAGTTTCTATCCAGTGATGCGGACCAAATGATTAGGGTTTCTCTTAGAGCACATTATCTTAGCGTAATGTTTTA